GACATTGCGACCAAGCCCTCCAAGGTGCTGATCCTGTCCGGTGAGGACGAGGCACGCACCGTCCACTTCCGCGTGGCCAACATCTGCCAGGACCTCGGCCTGTCCATGTCAGAGCTGCGCGATCGCCTGGTCGTCTATGACCTGACCCAGGCCGACTGCGTCCTGTGGAAGGACGGCGGCACGACCGAGCGCATGCAGTGGCTGGCCGACGTGACTGTGGCCACCAAGGCCAACGTCGTGATGATCGACAACGCCTCCGACGTCTTCGCGTCCAACGAGAACGACCGCACCGAGGTTCGCGGCTTCATGCGTGCGCTCAACCTGATCGCCAACGTGACACGCGCTGCAGTCCTTTTGCTGGCGCACGTGGACAAGGCGAGCGTGCGGGGTGGGGCAGGCCTGGACTCCAACACCACCTTCAGCGGATCGACTGCCTGGAACAACAGCGCCCGCTCACGCTGGGCGATGGTGCGTGACGCTGACACCGTCGTGCTGCGCCATGAGAAGTGCAACCTCGGGCCACTCCAGGAGGAGATGCGCATCGAGTTCGATCCAGGCGCCAAGGTGTTCAAGCGCTTTGGCACAAGCCCAGGCCTCAAGGCTGCGGCCAAGCTGGTGCGAAATACACAACGCGCTGCGATTCTGCGACTGGTGAACGATGCAGCCAACGCCGGCGCGAACCTCTCCACAAACCTTAACGCCAACAACAACGCCTACGTCTCACTGCGTGAGGCGCCAGGCTTCCCCAACCAGATCAACCGCAAGGACTTCTTTGGCCTGCTGCGTGAGCTCGAGTACGAGGGACTGATCGAGCAGCAGACCTACACCAAGGCCAACCGCACACGCGGCTCGCGCCTGGTGGTCACCGAGGCTGGTCAGACGCGTGTGGCGTTGGGCAGTGGAGCCGGTCCCACATGGGCGCAGCGTGAGGAGGACGACGAATGAGCTTCGTGAAGAACGGCATCAACATGCCTCAGACGCCACGCCATGGCCACCAATTCAAGTTGTGCAGCAAGTGCAACCAGGACAAGCCACCGGAGGGTGGCATCGAGATGAGTCCAACGCGCTGGATGTGCGCCAGCTGCTGGACGAACAAAGCAATCAGGAGGACATACAAATGAACGAAGCAATGAAGGCCGCTTGGCTTGAGATCACCCAGATGCTGGGCGAGCCTACCAAGGAGGAACTGGACGTGTTCCTGCGCACTTGGCAGCGGGCCATTGAGGCCGAGCGCGCTCGCCTAGCCAAGGAGTGCGCACAGCTGCCCTTTGGAGATACCGCAGCGGCGTTTGCTGTGTGGATCAAGAACGGGGGCAAGGCATGAACATCTTCATCTACACAAAGAGCGCATGCCCCAACTGCGTGGCCGCCAAGCAGCTGCTCAAGTCCAAAGGCCTGCGCTACATCGAGAACAACATGGAAGACGCGGGCGTGCGCCAGGCGTTTGAGTTCGCCTATCCAGACCTGAGGCAGATGCCTCAGATCTTTATCAATGACCAGCGCGTCGGTGGCCTGGCTGGGCTGCAGGCTGCGCTTAAGCAGCTGGAGGGCACGGCATGAGAGCACCACGATATGGCGAGCTGGGCGTCGTTAACCTGGTGAGTGAGGTCAAGGTGCTTTGGTTCACCCGCGACCAGGAGCTGCCTGAGCTGCCCTCATGGCGCTGGGCTTGTGAGCACCAGACAGACATGAAGCAGGTTGAGGACAGGGATGTCGTCAGGACCCTGCTTGAGCGCACCGAGCTGACCGAGCGCGAGGATCTGGTCATTCGCATGGTCGTCATCGAGGACTGCACCATGCAAGACGTTGGCGACCTTCTAGGCGTCACCTTAGAGCGCGTGCGGCAGATCCTGAACAAAGGACTACGCAAACTCAGGCACCCGCATGCGTTGGCGGGCTTGTTTGAGCCAATCAAAAGGAGCATGCAATGACAGCAAGTGATGGCGGAAAAGGATCTGGACGTCGTCCAGGAAGCGGCTTTCAGGATGGCTGGGAGCGGATATTTGGAGGCCCTGCACCCGCTGCACCTGCTCTGCACCCGCTAGCGAGTGCGGACCAAGTGCAGATGGTGCAAACACCCCCTCAAAAGGGGTGTTGCACCTGCACCTGCACCCGCTCTGTAGGGGTAGGGGGAGCGAGTGCATGCAGTTGTCCACAGGAGGAGATATGACAGATTTAGAGTTCAGAGCAGTCAAGGCCGAGCAGGCCAAAGATGAGCTGGCCATGGCGTTGTATGTGTGCGCCGCGGTCGCTGGTTATTCGATCGGAGGCTGGCAAGGCTTCCTGGTCTTTTTGTTGTTCGCGGCAATCGCTTCGAATGCTTGATGGGAAAATCGCAGCATGATCGAAACACAGCAACAAGACATCGGGCAGCAACTTCAAGAGGCTGTGCTGAGGGCGGCTATGCCAGACGAGTCGATTGAGATCCCCACGTTAGTGCCTGCTGACTTTGGTGAAAGAAACGAGGCTAAAACTCGCGTGGGAGACGGGACGCCCGGCCCAGGGAGGCCGCGCAACGTGAAAAGCCGGCTCACCAACCTGCGCGAGGCCGTGCTCGAGGCGTTCGACCAGGTCGGCGGTGCGCAGTACCTGGCGCGCCTGGCGCAAGGCACCAGCTCAGACCGCGCCGCGTTTGTCGGCCTGGTGAGCAAGGTGCTGCCGACTCAGATCAACGCCAACGTCGAGGGTGGCATCCAGGTGCAGCTGTCCTGGCTTGGTCAGCGCAACATTGGCACAACTACGGCACAACCTGTCGAGCAGGTCACGCAAGTCATTGATTTAGAACGAGATAACGGCGGCAAGTACCGGATTAAAGATCCGATAGACGCTGTGTCGCCGGGCGCCGGCACGGCGCCGGCCATCGATGACCAGGGCAAGACGCAGCAAAACGACGCAGGAGACGCGCAAGGTGGCTGACGCTACCAGCCCCTTCACCTGCCTGCGTTCGCGTGCTGTGGCCGTGCCTGGCCGCCGCCGCGGGCCGGAATTCCCAGACCCCCACCCCCCGTCGAGCCGGGAGGGGGGCCTCGGCGAAAGAAGGAGTCCCCCCACAAAATTCACCACCCAAAAAAGACAAGATGAGGAAACCGCAACATGACCACGACAAACAACATAGGCCCCTGGCACTGCCCAGACTGCAAGACATCCCCGATCGAGGCGCATAAGCCCGGCTGCATGTTCGCACCCAGCTTCGAGAAGATCGAGATCCCGACACTGGCCGCGGCAAGACACGACCCCGTCAACCACCCGTCCCACTACACGGAGCATGCCAGCGGCATTGAGTGCATCCAGATCACGGAGCACATGAACTTCTGCCTTGGCAACGCGGTGAAGTACATCTGGCGAGCCGGCCTCAAGAACGACAACGCGATCGAGGACTTGAAAAAAGCCCGCTGGTACGTTGACCGCGAGCTGGAGAGGCTCACCAAGTGAACCTCCAGGAATACCAACCCCGCGACGTCTTCAAGCCGCTGCACAACCGTGACAAGCGCTGGGTGTGTGTCGTGGCGCACCGTCGCTGCGGCAAGACGGTGGCGATGTGCGCTGACCTGGTGATCGGGGCGCTCGAGACGGCGCTCCCCAAACCCCAGTTCGCGTACATGGCCCCGCAGCGCGACCAGGCCAAGCGCGTCGCGTGGACCTACCTCAAGGACCTGACGCGTCCGATGTGGTCAAAGCCGCCCAACGAGAGCGAGCTCAAGATCACGATCAACAACGGCCACGGTGGTGAGTCCACGATCTACGTCGCCGGCGCTGACAACTACGACGCCCTGCGCGGTATGTACTTCGACGGCGTCGTGCTGGACGAGGTCGGCCAGATCAGACCGAGCGCCTGGTACAAGGTTTTGCGTCCAGCCCTGTCAGACCGCCGCGGCTGGGCCATCTTCGCCGGCACGCCCGCGGGCAAGAACATGTTCTGGAACCTGCGCGAAGAAGCGCGGATGAACCCAGAGACCCACCTCCTGCTCGAGCTGCCCGCGTCCAAGACGGGGATCATTCACCCCGAGGAGCTGCGTGACGCCAAGGCCCAGATGACCGAGGACGCGTTCCTGGTCGAGTACGAGTGCAGCTTCGACGCCGCCGTGCCTGGCGCCTACTTCGCCAAGCAGATCGGGGAGGCGTACACCGATGGCCG